CAAACGAGACGCGGGCCTTGCCAGCGTGACCGTTCGAGGCGAGGACATACTGCTTGTGCTCCTCGCCGTTGCAGAGCGTCCGCTCGCCGATCTTTAGGAGGAACCAAACGATCCCGCCGTTGAACAAAGATCCCGCCGTCTCGAAGCAAGCCTCGCCGGTCGAGACGATGCTCTCCGCGATCTCCGCGAGAGCGCGGTTCTGGAATGGGCCATACTTCGGGCTGACGATGCCGAGGACGCTGCCGTCGTCAGTGCGGGTCAAAGCCTTGTGGCCGGGAATCTCCTGCATGTCCGCCGTGTAGATCGGACGGTTTTCGACCTCCCAGTCTAGGCGGGCGAGTTCGAGTGCCTTCTGCGAGTCAGCGCGGCCTTCGATCACCGTGCCGAGCCCGTGCCACGGGACGGTGTTGGAGCCGCTAAACATTGTGTCTTTTTCTTCGATGTGGTGTGCCATTGTCGTGTGTGTGTTGCAGGGGTTAATTCCCCCGATGAAACGACCATAGACCATGCCCGACCTATGTCGATACCTATCTGAATCTTTTCGCAGTCCCTTCCCGTAGCCTTTGATAATCAAAGACTTAGGTGCGATTAAATATCCGTCACCGTGCCTCGGTGATCTCGAAATCAACCTTGCCGCCCGTGACATGATAGAGCCGGAGCCACGCAGCGCCGACTGGTTTCGGCGGTCCGCCTCGCTCGATGTGCCAGCCGCCGTAGCCGTCGCCGTGCTCCTCCTTGTATCCGGCGGTGCGGACGTGCACCTGCCTCGTGTGCTCGACCACGTGCGAAAAGTTTAAACGTATTCGCGAAATAGATACCTGCCACGCGTCGTGCGTGTGACCGGTGTGCACGATGTCCGCGTCCGCGAGGTACACCGCCATGCGGTTTGTCTGGATCACGCCGCGCGTAACTGGTCCGCCGCCGCCGTACCCGTGGTGGTAGTGATACGTCAGCATGTCGTTGCGGGTCTGCTCCAGCTTCACGTTGAACCTGATGAAGCCGGAGAACCCACCGTGGCGAATGTTCGCCGCGCCCTTCGCGCGCAATCGCTCGACGAGCCGCTCGGTCAGATCGGTCTCATGATTCTTGAGCATTGCGGTCTCGTGATTGCCCCACCCTCGCATGGTCAGGATCGAGGCGTAGGGTTCGAGCCAATCCGCAGCGGTGCTCACGAGCTTGTCGAGGTAGTCGCCCTTTTGGTGGTCCGGCCTGATATCGTTCTTGTTAGATCTCTTGTCGTACTTGCCTTGCATCGCGCAAAAGAAGTCGCCGATGTCGATCACCGGCGCGTTGCGCTTGAGCGCGAGATCGAGATGCCGCTTGAGCATCGTGCGGTCGCAGTGCGGGTTGTCCCAGTGGACGTCGGACTGAAGGAGAAAGTACTGCTCGTCACCGACCCGAGGCAGATCGACCCGAAAGCGGTGGACGTTGCGCGCGACTTCCGAGAAGCTCCACCGCTCTTTTGTTGGTGTCATAAAATAAGCTCTAGGAAGTCAGGCGCGTCTGGATCTTCGTCCAGAACCATATCGGTCTCGATCTGAATAAACCGAAACGATTTAATCGGCCTCACACATTTAGAGCATCGGTCAAATCCAGCTCCGTCAGACCAGCGCCCGGCGTGATTAGCGCGCCCTCGGCCTTCGCGACCTCGTAAATCTGATGGCGAATCGCATCGGTCATCGGCTCCAGCGCCGCGAGCACCGCGCTGCCAAAGTACTGGTCGAACTTCTCGTCGTAGATTCGCAGCCGGGCCAGCGTGGAAGCGATTGGCTGGCCTGCGACCGCGACCTCATGCGAGACGTAAAGCGCAAGCCGCGCCGTGCATTGCCGCGAGGCTCGGTCCCACGAGTACACGTCACACCGGATGTAGTTGCCCTCGATGCCGCTCGGCAGGGTGATGCTTTTTTGAAGTGCCATGATGTGTATTCGTTTTAATCGTACTCGATGAACTCGAAGGAAACGCGACGCAAACCTGCGCCGATGTTCGTGCCGTCGTAAGTGTAGACCTCGATCACGGCGTTGGTCGCAGAGTTGTTCACGTCGTCCCAATCGTACCGCCAGCCGAGCGACGTGTCTGAGGTGATGCACCCGCTTGCGACATCCGGCTTCGTCGTGAAGCCTCGGTTCGTCAGGTCGATGTTAAATTTCTCCGCCGCTGCACCGCCCGCAAGCGACACGGTCGAATTGATGGGGAAGCGCGCGATGACCGCTCGCACCGACGCCGCCCCGAGCGTTCCGGTCTTGATGAAGTCGCTCGATACCGTGTCCGAAGTGACGTCGCCACCGGTGATGTTGATGGTCGCCCTGTTCTGCGCGCCGACGTTTCCAGCGTAACCGATCGTCCACGCAGCCGGGCCCGAGGTCACCCAGTCCGACTTGTTGCCGGTAAAGTCTATGAATCGCATCCACGCTCCGAAGCTCAAGAATGACGGAACCGTGTAGATCGGCCATTCCGCGCTGTCAGCCGGAACAGATTCGCCGACGTCGGTGGAAAGAGGCTTACTGCCACCACCGGTGAGCTTGATGATGTACTCGGCAAACCGAATGTCTTTGTCGGTCGGTCTATTCCATCTGAGCCACGATCCAAAGGAGAGAGTACTTACCCCTCCGCTCGACTCGTACACCGGCGGGAAGTCATCGCCAAAGGTCGGCGCGGCGGTCGTGACTCCGGTCGGGTCCGCAGGCGCGGTGCTCTTGTTCGGCGCAGTCCGAGAAAGCGTCGAGCTTATCGCTGACGCAGCGCCGGAGAACGAAAACGCTTCGACCGCGAACTCATAAGCGACGCCGGGAGAAAGATCGTCGATGCTCGAATTGACCGAGCCGACCGCGACCTGATCGCCAACGATGAATCCGCTTGCTCCGCTGCGACGGTAGAGTGAGTTCATGCCGATCGCGCCCGACGGCAGCGCAGGCAAGGCAATCGTAATGCGAGCGAAGACCGTACCGTCGCCTGAGAGGTAGGTCGCTTCGCTGACGAACGTCGGCGCGCTCGGCGTCGCGGGCGGCGTCGTATCGACTGAGCCTTCAGGCACGACGACCGGCGTGATCGCAACAATTGCGGAGAACGCGCTCTCCTCCTCGATGCGGTTGATGTCAGTGATCTTGTAATGATAGGTCGTGCCGATCACGACATTGAGATCCACGAAGCGAGACGCGGCGACTTCGGCGATCTTGTTGTACGTGCCGCCGCTGCCCGTCTCAGATCGATAGACTCCATACTCTGAATGATCCGGCTCGGTGCTGTCGTCCCAGTCCAGCGAGACCGCCTTGCCCGTGCCCGCTGTCGCCGTGACTCCGGTAGGCGTGCCCGGTAGCGTCGTGCGCGCTGCGACTGTGATCGATCCCGAAAGGTAGTTTGTCGTGACCTTGAAGTACGACTCGCCAAAGATTCGGACGTTGTACCCTGTCCCGATCTTCACGTCGCTTGAGATGTAGTCCTCATCCTGCGTGCCCTCGACGCGGCTCCACGTCAGGTAGGTCGTGCTTGCGATAGGCTTGTATTCGATGACGACCGCGCCGCCGCTTTGGATGAACTGCTCGGACGGTGGCGTCCACTCGACCTTGATTCGCGGGATCGTCGTGCCGTCCGCTTGAATAAACTGCGTCGTGCCGTCTGCCGTGAGCACAAGGTTCGTCGGAGCGTCGAGCGTGAACGGATCAGGCAGCGTCGTGTTTGCCGCGTCTGCGACCGCGATCTCGTCGGCCACCGTCCACGAGTAAACGCTCGATGCCGTCTCGCGCAGCGTCATGTCGATGTAGAGCTGCGGCGGATTGCCGTCGCTCGCGAAGTTCCACTCCATGACCTCGAACACCTTCGCGGACCAGCCGAGCTTCGCGTTCGTGATCATCACCGTGTCACCGGCGCGGACCTGCATTGCCTCCAGCCGGAAGCGCGCGGTGAAGGTGATCTCCTCGCGGGCGCGTCGCAGCTCGATGACTCCGAGGCGTTGCGCGCAGCTCGGCGAAGTCGTGAACGGGAGCACCACGTCGCGGACGAACTTCACGCCGTTGTCCGCCGTGACGTAGGTCGCGGACGAGATCGAAGGGAAGTCGGAGACCTGCCATGCGTTCTTCTCGCTGACGTACACGCCCTTGACGGTGTTGACCCGGTCGCGTGCGCTCGTGCGCGTCTGCACGTTGAGAGGACCGACGAAGTGCTTCTCGTTTAGCGTCACGGTCGGGATGCGATAGCCGCCCGCGTAGGCGACGATCTTGCCGCCAGAGTACGCGATCAGACCACCCATCGCGGAGAGGAGCTTGCCGATGTTCTCGTCGGGCGACGCGCTTGTCGCGATCACGCCGTTGCACTCGTAGCGGTTCTCATAAACGACCGGCGAGACCGGGAGAATCTGCACCTGCTCGTCGCAGATGTTTGCTGCCGCGTTGATCGCGGTCACGTCGATCTCGGTCGCGCTCATGCCCATGCCTAGCGCGGAGTCCGTGAGATAGTCGCGCAGGCAGAGCGCAGGGTTCGCAGAGTAGGCCGTCGTGCTCGTGCGCGTATCGAGCACTTTCTTGCCCTTGATCACGGCGGAGATGTTCGGGATGCCGCTCGGGTACTTCTCGGTATCCCACGTCAGGCGGACGTAAACGTAGGCGATGCCAGAGAGCTTGTGGTCGGAGGTCCACCGGCCATCGGTCAGGCTCGCCGTGTCGGTCACGAGATCGGAGTCCGCGAGTTGCGTTGACTCGCCGAGGTGCTTGTTCACGCGAGCCACGCCAGCGTAGAAGCCGGTCGGCGTGTTGCCGGAAAGCGGAACCAGCTCGTCGTTGAAGTAGATTTCCTCGATCTCCTCGATCTCGTGGCCGGCCAGAGCGACGACAATGTGCAGGTACTGGTTTGTGCTCCCGGTCGTGCTCATGTACACGATCGTTCCAGAAACCCTGCTGCGACCGTAGGCGACGGTCCTCGCCGAGATCGGAGAGCGCACCATCTGCGACCGGCTCGCCATTGAGCTGTCCGCAAAACTCGGAGGCTTCGGCGCGAGGAGCTTCGACGCCGCCATCGACGCAGCCGTGACTGCGATGAATTTTACAACCGCCGTGAGTGTTATCGTTTTTGCTGCGGCAACAGTAGCAGCGATCAGAGCTGGAATTGCTTGCGGCATTTTAAATTCTCCACGCGGTCTCGACGTTAGAAATCGGCATAAAAACAAGACCAGTCTTCGCGACAAAGACTGTCGTCGGACCGATGCAAATTCCGAGCGTTATGCCGCCCCCAGCTTGCTGTGCAACGATGTCGCCGCGCCTCGCCTGCTGCGGCGCGACGCGGTGCAGACGCAACGCATCGACCAAAGCCTCGACGCCGCCAGCTTCGTCGAGAACGCGCATCGCACCGAGCCCCGACGAGTAGCTACCGCGCCACGTTTCGGCGTAATCTTTGCCCGTGCAGAGCTCCACCCAGTCCGCCGCAAAGAGGCAGCAGTCGTTTGAGCCCCACGCGAAAGGCTCGCTTCGCTTCCTTTCGATGTAGGCCGAGAGCAGGTCCGGCCAGTTGTCACGGCGAGCGATCATTCGTAGGTCGTGGTCTCGTAGTTGGCGCCGCCGTGATCGTTGACCGGCGAGGTAAACTTTGCGTTGCCCCAGTAAATCTCCTTTTCCTGAATCGCGTTGACGAACTCCAGCCCCTTGTCGCTCGGAAAAAGCGCCTTCTGCTCCTCGTCAGTGTAACGCACCTCGCGCGGACGACGGAAGTCTACGAGCTTGTTTTCGGCATTCATTCCGATGATCGCCTGCTCTCCGTCGTCGTTGATCGTCATCACGTCCATGCGCCCGGCGAACACGGTCACGGGCGTCGAGACAAGCGTTCCGTCGCTCGCCATCGCCGCGAACAAGATCGAGCACTCCCTGCCCTGATAGTTTTCGGTGAGCGCAATCGCGATCTGCGCCGTCGGCACGCCCGAAAGCTGCATCGTGATCCCGCGAGCCGCGAGGTCAGTCGTCTCCTCAACCGGCGAGATCGTCCCGAGCGTGCCGATCCCGAGATAGCCTGTCCCGTTGTAGGTGATCGTGCCGTACCCGCTCCAAAGGTTGACCGGCGTCGAGAACGAAAGGCTCGCGAGGATGATCGGCGCAAGCTGCGACGCGCTGACCTGCGTCGTCATGTCGTTACTGAGAGAACGTCCTGCGGTCGTGATGCTCATTAGGCGACGTCCTCCACCACGCTAAAGCTGATCGTGTAGAATTTCGCGAGGTCGATGCTCCACTGCGTGCTTGATTCAGCGAGCCGGAACACGCCCTTTGCGCTGCTGTAGGTGATCGCCGTGCCGCCAGCGTAGGAGGCGCGCAGGACCGGGAAGAGATCGACCGATGACGACGAGTTGACCTGCACCACCTTGTAAAGCGAGGTCGAGATTTGAATCCAGTCGCCGACCGCGAAGGTGCCGGTCGCGCCGCTGATCCCGAGCGTGGTCGTGTTCGCCGTCGCGCTCGACACGGTCAGCGTCCCGGTGACGTTGCCACGAGCGGTGGGGTTCGCGTAGTCGCCGAAATAGAACGTGCCGCGCTGCGCCGAGAGTAGGAACGAGAGCACCTGCTCAGCCTCCGCGCGTTGCATTGGCGGGCACTCAACGCTCCCGAGCCAGCCCTGCCCCGGCCAATTGTACTGCTGGGTCTGAAGCGTGAACGGCGAGACGTTGCGCGAGGTCGCGCTGATGCCCGTGATCGAAAGGCTCGATGCTTCGAGCGCAGCCGGTGGGGTGAGTGGATAGGTGATAGCCATGGCGGGTTATGCGAACGCGGCGCGGTACGCTCCGCCGCGCCGGACCATGTCGGGAATCTCGGCCTTGAGGCGTTTGCGTTCGGATTCGAGGATCGGTCCGAGTTCAGACCTCGTGACTCCTGCCGCGATGTTGTAGGTGATGTTCACCGAAGGACCGCCGCCGCCTCCGCCAGATCGCATCGCGTCGTTCGGGACGATGGAGCCGCTGGAGCCGGGAACGAATAGCTCGGGACCGCGCTCGCCGACGAGATAGGAGCGTCCGCTGTTTACGGGTCCGCCGTCGGCGCGAGCGCCCGAGATAAGGTTCCCG